AGTTAAATATGGCAATGACAGACAATCTGATGCTCAGAAACAATATCAAGAAGCTATTGAGAAAGCTGGAGGTACGTATATCATTGCAAAAACTTTTGATGATTTTGTATTGTGGTATGAAAAGTTTACATTATGCTTAATATAACCAATGAAGATAACATGGAGCTTATGGCACGTTATCCTGACAACTATTTTGATTTAGCTATTGTTGACCCGCCTTATGGTATTGATTGGATGAAACAAATTGAAAATCCAAATATAAAAGCTAATTGGAAAAAGTATAAAAAAAAAGATTGGGACAATTCAATTCCTTCAAAAGAATATTTTAATGAATTATTTCGTGTTTCAAAAAAACAAATTATTTGGGGTGGTAATTATATGACAGAATACTTAAATCCTTCTCCTTGTTGGATAATTTGGGATAAAATGCAAGAATTTTCAGGAGCTGTTTTTGAAATGGCTTGGACTTCGTTTTTAAGTCCTTCAAAAGCATTTAGGATGAGTAGAGTTGAAGCATATACATCAGATAATAAAATTCACCCAACACAAAAACCAGTAGCACTATACAAATGGCTATTAGATAAATACGCAAAGCAAGGTGATAAAATTCTTGATACTCATTTAGGCAGTGGCTCAATAGCAATTGCCTGTCATGATTATGGTTTTGACTTAACAGCTTGTGAGCTTGACAAAGAATATTTTGATAAGGCAATGGAAAGAATTAACAACCATATTGCACAATTAAAATTATTTTAGTACATTTGTAAAAATTTAATCTAATAGATATGCAAAACGAAGAATTAACTCATGTATCTCTTTACATGAAGCTCCACAGAGCAAAGATGCACATTGGAAAGGTAGTTAAGAATGCTACGAATCCACATTTTAAAAAGTCCTATGCTGATATCAATGCATTGCTTGAGACAGTTGAGCCAATCCTACATGAGAATGGCTTGATATTACTCCAGCCAATACATGATACTGTGTTATTGACTCAGATTATTGACATTGACTCAGGGCAAAAGGTTGAGAGTTGGTTGACATTGCCACAGATACAGGATCCACAAAAGATGATCTCAGCAACAACCTATTATCGAAGAGCAACATTGCAAGCTCTGTTATCATTGCAAGCTGTGGATGATGATGGTAACTCAGTGACAGCAACTGTCAAAGCTCCAAATCCTTCCTTATCTGAGGAGCAATTTAAGAAAGCTCTTGATGCTATTGCAAAAGGTAAATATACTCTTGAGCAGTTAAAGTCAAGTTATTCATTAACTAAGGAACAGGAGGCACAATTATGAAATGGCATCCATCAACAATCGGAAAGCTCATGACAGCTCCAAAGTTAAAGTCAGAGCAATTATCAGAGACAGCTAAGTCTGAGATCAGAAAGATAGCAAAGGAGCAATTCTTTGGATTCTCTTCAACCATTGTCACAAAGCCAATGATTAAAGGCAAGGACTGGGAACATGAATCAATCGCTCTTGTTAATCAAGTGAGAGGTACATTCTATTTTAAGAATAACGAAAGATTTGAGAATGAGTTCTTAACTGGAGAACCAGATATTATCCTTGATGACATGATAATTGATATCAAGACACCCTGGTCTCTTGAGACTTGGCCAGCAACTCCAGATGAAGGAGTCAACAAAGATTACATGTGGCAACTATTTGCATATTGCTGGCTCCTTGGCAAGTGGCAAGCTGAGTTGATCTATTGCATGATTGACACAGATGATGTGTTGCTTGGAGACTGGGATAATAAATCCATTCACAAGGTATCTCATATTGAGCCATCAAAGAGAATAACAGTCTTGAGATATGCAATGCTTGATGAGTACATTGATCAAATGAGAGAGAAGCTCACAGCTTGCAATGAATATTACAGTCAGTATATTAATCAGTTAAACAATAAATAAAATGGAATACAAAGCAAAAGGAAAGCTCATCCTTATTGGACCAGAGCAAGTGAAATCAGAGAAGTTCACATTGAAAGAGTTTGTCATTCAGACTCAAGATGAGAAATATCCTCAATCAATCAACTTTCAAATCTCAAATAATAACATGGCTCAGCTCAATGGCATCAACATTGGTGAAGAGGTTGAGGTATCATTTGACATCAGAGGAAATGAATACAATGGAAAGTATTACAACAAGCTGAATGCTTTTAAAGTTGAATCAACATTATTCTAATGAAAGATATAACTGTTTGGATATTGACCCTATTCTTGCTCATTGCTGGAGTAGGGTTGTTCTATTATGGACTTTATTATTTTTTCGGAGCCATTGGAGTGTTCACGTTCATAGCACTAACTACATTCTGGCTATTATTAATAAGATTTAAAAAATGAAAACCATAACAATCTATCTCAAGAGTCCAGATGATAACATCAAGGAATGGATGATCAGAGAAACAAAGTCACGAATCAGCAACAGATATAAACAGATCCACATAGCTGAAGATATCGGAGTCAATACAACTCAGCTCTGGAGGTTCATGAATGAGTCGAAGGTATCTGAGGACTTTTACATCAAATGGTTTAAATGGTATTCTAAAATATCATAACTTAGCAATGTGGAATTTTGGAAAAAAGAAGCCTATCTCATTGCCGGTAAAATCACCGGAGGGAATCCAATATCTTCAGACTTGGTCAGCCACGTCTATCTATTGGTGCATGAGCTTAACATCAGACCAGAGGATCTTCCAAGAGTCTTTGCAAGATACGCATATAACCAGTATAACTGGAGGGATTCCACATTCAACAAGTTATTCAAGACACATGATGAACTCCCAGATATGGAGTCAATGCAATCAGATGAAGAGGCATACCAAGTTACAACAGCACAGAAGCTATTGGATGACTATCTTCATCAGAGTCCTGAAGATGATCAGAAGATGTTCACCAAAGAGATCACAAAGATGCATCTGATGGGGATGACATATAGAGAGATTAGGACATTGACTGGCATCAGCCTTGATACAATTCATTTAGCAATAAAACAATTCAAATATGATTTATCTGATTATAATAATTCTTCCAATAGGATTTGCGAGAGCTCTCCAGAGCTTCAATCTTCCTGATATTAAACCATTCAACTGTCAGAGCTGTCTATCTTTTTGGGTAGCAATCATTGGTGCATCATTCTTTGACTGGCATCTGATTGGATTGGCATTCATCACCTATTTATTGTCTGACTTAATACTCATTTATGAAAGTAAGTGATGAACTACTCCAGCAAGCTGATAGATTCAGTTCAACGAGATCCTTTGCTCTTGATAGTACTTTAAAAAGAGAGCTTGCTACATGGTACAAAGCAATGGGATTTGGAAAGCTTAACATTGGATGTGCAACATGCATCCGCAATGCAATGGGTAAACTACTCAAGTCAATCAATGATGGCGAACAACTTAAGCCTCGTATTCATTTCATAGGAATTAAACAATGATAGTCACAGCTCCAATACCAGTATTTGGCAGATTTCCTCTTGTTAGATTAACTATCTCAAGACTTAAGAGGCAAGGAGTAACTCCGATTGTTTTAGGTCATGAGAGAGAGACAATGGATATTGCTCAACAAATGGATGTTGAATTCATCTCCATTGACAATGATCCACTTGGCAACAAATGGAATAAAGGATTCCAAGCTTCAAAGAATTACAATGCTGATGCTGTCATCTTTATGGGATCATCTGACTGGTGCAGTGATGGATACATTGAGAGATGCAAAGAGCACAGCAAGGACTTTGGAATGATTGGAATGTTAGGATGTCATTTCGTTGATGTATCTGATGAGATTAGACTGGTACATTGGAAAGGATACAAGGATCAGATGAGACAAAATGAGCCAATAGGGATTGGTCGCTTTCTTAATAGAGAATTCCTTGAAAGAATCAACTGGACTCCATTCAATCCACAACTCAATTCTGGTCTTGATTGGTCCATGTGGCTCAAAGCTATGAAAACAAATCAAGAGATTGGCATCCTGGAATGTGATAGCTCAGTGCAGTTGCTATCCATCTCAACAAACAAATGGAGCAATAAGCATAAGTTCACAGATCATTGGACTGGAGCTCTCAAGTCAGAGAGATGTGATGTGAGTCTGATTGAGAATGGATTCAGTGAATTAAATAAACTACTATGAATCAATCCCACATCTCAGAATCCCTCGCTGGACTCGATCAAGGTCTCATTGAGAAGTATCAACTCATGGAATACATCTCTCCAATACTACCAACTATCTTCATGGGGATGTACAGAGAGGAAGATTTTGCTCTTCTTTCTGGTCACATTGGAGATGCCACAATTGTTTGGTTCGGATCAGATGCCAGGGATCTCTCAGAGGATTGGCTTGATATGGTTAACAAGTTTGTGAACATAGCTGTTAGTCATCAAGTCCTTGACACATTAGAATCAAAAGGAGTCAATGCAATATACTATCCATTCAATGCTGTTGTGCCTCATCATTGGCAACTGGTGCCAAATGGAAATAAAATCTTCTGGTATTCCGGTAACTCTCCAGAATTCTATGGACAAGAGCTAATCAATGAAATCAAAGAACGAATCAATATCCCTATCATCAGAGCTGGTCATGATACATTCACAAAGGAACAACTCAAAGATGTTTACGCTCAATGCTTTCTCAATCTCAGATTAACCCCTCATGATGGATGTCCCAATACGAACATTGAGATGGGACTCATGGGAAGGCGTTCAATTTATAATGGTGATCTTCCAGCTTCAATTCCTTGGCAGTCAGTTGATGATATTTGTCAATCAATTATGAGAGAGTATTCAACTCGGCATGTGGATAATGTGTATATTAGTAGAATTTATCATAACTTTGTTAACTATGAAAGAATGTCAACGCTGTTTATTTAATGAGACCATTGCCTCAATAGGTCCAGAACAATGTGAGTATTGTGATCTCCATGATGAACTGGAGCTCCAGGCTAATCCACATGAACTCAAGCACATCATTGCCAAGATTAAAAAGGCTGGCAAGGATAAAAAATATGATTGCATCATGGGAATATCTGGAGGGATTGACTCATCAACACTATTATTCACAGCTGTCAAGTATTGGAATCTAAAACCATTGGTGATCCATTTCGATAATCATTGGAATGCTCCTGAAGCGATTCATAACATGACTCAGTTGGTCAAGCTCTTAGGGGTTGATTCAATCACATACACTGTGAATAAAGAGGAGTATGACAGACTCAATGATGCATTTCTTTGGGCTGGTGTTCCAGATGCTGATATTCCAAATGATATTGCAATGACAAAGCTGATGTATGACACAGCATTCAAGTACAATATCAAGTATATTCTTAATGGGCATGATTTCAGAACTGAAGGCTCAACTCCAAAAGGTTGGACTTATATGGATGCAAAATATATTCAATCAGTTTATAACAAATATTCTGGACTCAGACTACAAAATTATCCTCTCTTCACTTTCAAGGATCAACTATTTTATGCCTTGTTAGGAATCAAGAATGTGAGACCATTCCACTATGGATTCGACAGAGACTCAATGGAGGCTGAGATGAAGAGACTAATTAACTGGCAAGATTATGGCGGCAAGCATTGTGAGAATGTTTACACTGAATTTGTTGGCTCATTCCTTCTGCCAGAGAAGTTCGACATCGACAAAAGAATTGTTTACCTTTCAGCTCAAGTGAGAAGCGGAAAGCTAACAAAGGAGCAAGCCATGCAGCAGTTCAACCAAAAGTCAGAGTTTGACATCACAAAACTTGGCTCAAGTGCTGAGAGAATGCTCAGACTGGTGAACATCAGAAAGAGAGACAGATCAGAATTTGATAGATACGACTTTAAAAAATACAAGCATCTCATCTGGATACTTGCAAAGCTTAAAGTGGTACCATATACTTTTTATGTTAAATATTGTAATTAATCGAACAATAATATATATTAAGAACAATGGCATATTCCGATGAGTTTATAATACATCTGGAGGAACTTGCTCATATCTATATTGAGGAGTGTCTTAACCACAAAAAAGAAATGATATCTAATAAAGGAGATATTGTAATGGTGTTAGATAGACATATTCCAACGATAGACTATTTCCTTAGAATTTGGATTCCTATTGTGAGGAAAGATAAGAGTATTCATAGAGATACTTATTATGCTTGGTTGAACTC